TTTCCGTCTACTTCCTCGTAGCCAATAACTTCAGCGTCTTGTACTTTTTTACCTATCTCTGACATTACGTTATCTCCATTATACTAATTAATATTCTTACATTTAATCCTGTTAACTTAATAGCATCCCCTTGTTCTAATACAATAGGAACGCCATCAGACAATACTTCTATTTCTGAAGCATCTGCTAAACTGTTTATATACAAGGGTATTTCTCTATCAGATTCACTGTTATCAAAAGCAGATACTGTTGTTGTTACCCCACCGCCTGTTTGATTAGATAAACGAATACTTTTAATAATGGCCGTGGTCGGCGGTACAGGAGGCACGGCTCCTGAGTCGGCGAGCGGTACCGTATAGGTTGCTACCGCACTACCTGTGCCCACTGCTGATTTACTAATAAAAATATCAGACACGGAACCAGCTCCTAGCCGTTGATTCGTCTTTTATATCTTGTTGAAAACCAAAGTTTAATTGTTGTGTAATCTGCTCTAATATACGAATAAGAGCGTTAAACTGATCCGCCTGATAATCAGGCGTTGCATCTGGTAATCTTGTCGTTGCTATTTTAGCCATAATACCCTCCAAATAAAGAACCTAATCCTGTCATAGAAAAAGGTGAATAACCATAATTAGGTGCGCCATATCTAGGCTGCATACTATTAAAACCAAAACCTCTGTTTTGATTTAATAAACTTGCAATACCTTCTTCTAGTTTTGTTAATCTGTCTCCCATAGAAGAAAATTGATCGTTAAAACCCGTTAATTGATTTTGAAAACCTGTAAATTGTTCTTGATAAGGGTTAGTTTCAGAAGGAGACATCGGTTGCAAAGGGCTAACTATTGTATCGGGTGAAGGAGCTTCTGGAGGTGGTAGACCTGGTGTACGAAACACAGGAGGCCCCTCAAGTAAGCCTGGCCCGTTTATTGAAGCTATAGCTGATGAAGGGTCTGAAACAATAGGGTTAACACTTGTAGTGCCATCTAATAGTTGTTGACTAGGATCATTAGGATTAACTTTACCAAGTAAATCTTGTGAAAAACTTCCACCTGCTCTTTGTAATAAATCTCCTTTACCAATTGAATCTAAATAACTTCCAAATTGACCAATTCCTGAACTAGAACCTTTCATAGTAATATCTTCACCAGTTGGACTTTTATATATAAATTCAGCCATATCTGCTGTCATCGGTGCATTAGGTTTGTAAAATTCAGATTCTCTAAATCCACGTTGATATTCGTCGGCTGTTTTTAAAAATTCTTCATCTGCTTTTTTTTGTGCCTCTGCTCCAGGATCTATAAGTTGAGGACCTAATTCACCAGGTGGTGTCATATTATATATATTTATAGGATTATTTTTTGCGTACTCTTCTTGTTCTTTAATTACATAATCAGGAACTTTATAACCAAATAAGTTTGTTTGATCTTTACCTATGCCAATAAACTCAGAATTGTATGGATTCTTGTTTATTTTAGATAAATCAAATGGTCCTTTTTGTTTGGTAATCGCGCCCCCAGCTAAAGGATTTTCATATAAAGGTTTATCAATCATCGTCCACCATCTGGTTGCACATCTAAACGCAGTGTACCATATCGCCAATCTGCATTAAGATCTGTGCTTTCAATTTTTAAATTTGTTTGTCTACCTCTACCACGTGTATCAAATTTTGTCGTGCTAGAATTAACTGTTCTAGTTATAGTAGTTGATGACGTATCATTAGGGTATGTTTTAAAATTCATTGTTATAGTAGCATTTCCCACTTGGTTTTTAAAATCAGGAATACCACGACTTACATGTAATAGTTGCTGTCCGTCTTGAATATCAAAATCACCCGACTGTATAAAAGCCGTCATTGAAGTTAAGTTATCATCACTTCCTGTTTCCTGTTGGTAATACGTAGTAGCACCAGCAGTAACACCTAATACGTTTGGCGTTGTTGGTAATGCTGTAGAATTATATAATGTTGCATATGGCTCTTGATACACACCGTAGTCTGTCCATGTTGTTCTTGCTAATGTGTTAGTGTACCATGTCTTTTCTAAATAATTGTATGTAACCGATCTGTTAATAAAGTTTGAATCAAGAGATGCGTAAAACCATGTAATCTCATTAAACTCTGAATTAACACCAGCATAGGTTTCTGGTTGGTGAGCCGCGCTAAAATCTTCAAAAACAAAGTCCTGTACAGAACAAGGTAATTTACGAATAGTACCATCGTATAAGAAGAACGCATTCTGTGACATCCAATAGGCAACACCGTTAATATCAACAGCACTATGAACGCCAACAGCCCCACATCCACCACCTAATTGAACAAGAGAGAAAGTAAAAGGAGCACCAACAAATTGCAGTGCATGTAGAGAAGTATCCGTCCAAACTAGCACAGCGTTACGTGATCTTGTTGCTGCCACAATCTTTGATCCATCTTGAATACGGAAGGAGCCTGCTGTGTTTGTTGCAGCAGGTGTCCAATCCGTATAATCTTCTTGGGAGGAAAACCGCAAGAATAAATCATCTTGCGTAGAAGCTGTACCAATAGTTGTTTCTGTACCAAATAAAAAGACATGTCTGTCTGGCATCGAAACAAGATTAAACCGTGAACTTGTAGGGGCTTGTGAGATAACAGCAGCTCTGTTGCTTGAGGTTCCTGATGATGTATCCCAACGATAGGTAGACCCTTTATGCACGGTTGCAATTAAGTCTTCACCAAAGGTATCAAAAGACCAGTTACGACCATCAATTGTTACGGTAGATGTAGACCGTGGTGTGTTCCATGCGTCAACGTTCCATGCATCAGTACCCCAACCATAACCATATGTCGATGTTTCTTGTCCAATACTAATTTGATAATTTGCATTACCTGTGCCTCCGCCACCTGCTGTAGAGCCTGTCGCTGTATCTGTATGTGTTACAACATAAGAGTTAGCATCAGTAATAGAAGTAATTTCAAATTCATTATTCATATCTAAACCGTCTATGGCAGAGAAAGAATCAAAGGTTACAAAATCACCTTGTATAGCACCATGTCCTGTATCCGCTACAGTGACGTTGTTGGTACCATTTGTTGTAAAAGGATTTGTTAAAGATGTAGGACCACGACGTATAGGTGTTACATCATATGCTGTACCCTCTGTGTAGATATATAGTTTTCTATCTGTGCCGATGGCCGCGTACCTAACACCATTAAGATCTGTCCATGTGTGTTGATCTCTTGCAACGCCAATAAGTGTGTCTGTAATAATTGTTGTCCAGCCACCTATTTTTTGTGGTAAGCCGTAATGAAATCGTACATTTTGTGCATCGGTCCAACGACCTTCAGCACCATATTCTGTATCTTGTTTATCAATACCAGGAGCTAAGTTTAATTTTGTTAGCATTATGCAATCCTCATAAATCTATAATTAATTTCACCATTACCGCCCGCACCGCCAGGAGCACCTTGTTCGGTTCCTCCACCGCCGCCGCCTGATCCTCTTATGCCAGGATTACCAACTTGACCTGGTTCGTAAGAACCACCGTTACCTGCGTCACCGCCTGTTCCTCCTGCTTCATTACCACTGTAAGAATCAGCACCATCAGCACCGCCAACATTACAGTTATCACCAGAACATCTGTTTCCGTCTGATCCTGATGCACCATTTCCTGATTGATTAAATGCTAATAAAGGTCCAGAAGCAAATGTTGTAATATCTAAACCATCAACAGTAGTTCCTGATGTTAAAGTCGTACCTGAAATAGTGGCTAATCCTCCTGTTCCAGCAACGGCAACAGAGTTGTACGTTGAAGTGGCACCAATACCAACAGCTAAACTAAATAAAGATCCTGAAGAGGTGCCTGATACGGACGTTGCCACACTACCATTACCACCACTGTAGGATGTTCCATCGCCTGGAGGATCGCCAATAGGATTACCACCAGCACCACCTGTGCCTGTTGTGATTGTTAATGTTTCACCACCTGTAATAGAAAAAACTTTATCGGATACAAAAGCACCAGAGCCACCACCAGCTCCTGCATCTTCATACCCTCTCGAATCATAATCCATACCACCAGAGCCACCACCACCTGCGGCAGCAGCATATTGTACGTGTATAGCATTTGCTAAAGAAGGA